CGCACTCAAAACTTCTGAAAGATAACGTTCTGAATTTTTTACCAACATGGCGGCGGTTGCCGGAATTGTGTGCATCATAAAAAGGCCGTCTGAAAAAGGAAGCTGTATTTTAACCGATATACCGCTACAATATGTCCTCCTTTTTTCAGACGGCCTGACTCATGCAGCTTATTCTTGCCCCCATGCAGGGGCTGGTGGACGATGTGATGCGCGACCTATTGACGCGTATTGGCGGATTTGATGAATGCGTCAGCGAATTTGTCCGCATTACACACACGGTCCACTCACGCGCCACTTGGCTCNTGCAGCTTATTCTTGCCCCCATGCAAGGTAATGCAATATTTTATTAAATTAATATATAAATCAAATATTTGAACAATTTTTACAAAAAAAGGTGCAAAAAAGGTGCAAATGAAATAAAAATATTTTCAAAAAATATCTTGCATTACCTCATATAAAGAGGTAATATACACACATGGACAGACAACAAGTTCTGCCAAATATGACTAACCAACTGACCGCCTACGGGCGGATAGGAGCAAAAAATGAAAGCGAATCTTTTAAAAGCCATGAGCAGCGAAGCACGCGAAGTTCTTTTTTCTAAATTAAATCCTGAAAATGACTATATTTGCCAAGCATTAAAAAAAGCTCAAGACGAATTTGACGAGAAACTTAATCAAGCCGCCCAACCTAATGGATTCTTTGGCCGCGCGATGATTGACGAAAAATCTGTTTTAGGTGCGGATGACTTTTTCAAATACCAACGCATCGGCAAAATTCTGGCCAAACGCGAAGAGATGCTTTCAAAACGAAAAAACCTTATTTTAAATTTCTTGGGCTTTTTTAATTAATTTTCAATACTGCCGCCTTCGGGCGGCGGAAAGGTCAAAAATGAAATACGCCAAATCAAAATCTATCAGCAAAATCGGTCAATATCATCAAACTTTTAAAAGCTTATGGGATAAACTTCCAAAAGAATTGGTTGAGGAATCAACAGCTAAGAATCTCGCCATTATTATTGATTTGATGTATGAGCAAAAAGAATATGGCCATACAGAGGCATGGCACGAATTAACATCATAAAGTCATTGACAAGGTTGATGATTAGGCTTAAAGTCAACTTTGTTATTCAGCCCATTGGGCTGCGTGTTGAAACTAAAGAAGTTATATTAAATATCATCAATCTTTGATGCGAATTGCAAAAGCCGCCTGATTTATCAAGCGGCTTTTGTTTTTTGGGGGCATTATGGCAAAAGGCAGAACAAGTATTACTGAGAGGCTCAAAAAAAGCCAAAAACGAGAGACACGCCGCGATATGGCGCATGATTGGGCAGATAAATGGGAGCAGGATTATTTGAGCCTACTCTCTCAAATCAAGCAGGCAATCAGCAAAGGACACGATGACGATCTTATCGACTTATTTGCCGATTTGCGCGCGCTACAACAGCCTAAATTTGAGGCATTGCATCGAGTAATTGACGAGCTTATCACGCCAACAAGGGAGCTTATAGATGATTGATAACATGGAGCTTGGTTATACACCAAACAATCTAAAGGCATTGCGCCGGGAATATGGGCTGACACAGCAACAAGTAGCCGATATAACTGAATCAACGCTGAAAACCGCCCAAAAATGGGAAACAAGCCCGAATTTGAAAATCTACGCCAACATGCCTCACACTAAATGGCTAAAGCTGTTGGAATATGTAGAGAGTGAATGAGAAAAAGGCCGCCTGAAATCTCAGACGGCCTTTGTTTTATTTTAATATTGCGCTACCAACACAATATTAAAGCAGTTTTCCTGTCCACTGCTTACAGCTCAATAAGATAGAGCCTTATTTCAAATATTCTGTTGGATTATAACACAATAATTATTTAAGCACATCAGACAACGCCTTATGCCTTGCCTTACAGTCATTATATAGCCCGATGACTTGCAACGACCACGGCAACACGACCGCGCCGGTACCGCCCTCAAGTTTAGGCAGGTTCGGGCATGGCTGCACAAGGTCGGCCGGCGGTTTAATTGCCGTCGGCAATGGCGGCGTTGATGACTGACACGCCGTCAGAGTCAACACAGACGTTACGATAGACAGGCTTCTCGACAATCTTTTGGACTTGAACATATCGCACCCTTTCTTTCTCTTCACGCACGGCCTTGCCGGTTTGATACATGGCAGACGATTCACGGTCTTGCTTTGCCTTCTCAATCGCGGCATCTTTCAGACGACCTGAAATTTCTGCCGCCATCGAATCACGTCCGTGCCGATATTGGGCCACATGGTCATATTGCCATGCGAAAACAACCGAAACACAGACAACCAAGGCCAACATAAACCGCCAGTTTTTCAACAATCCGGCAATCATACAGCCTCCTCTTTACCAAGCTTGGCACGCTCAATTTCGCGCATCTGCTGATAATTCTTAAGCTCTCGCTCAGCGTGTTCAAAACCCTTAAAATCAGTTTGCTCACTCGCTTGCTTGAGCTTGGCTTCCCATTCTTTGATTCGCGCATCACAAAATTCGATAGGAGTCATGGCATCACCTTATTAGACCCGCAAGCCATCAATGCGGACAAGCTTACCTTTTACACGAGTCAACGTGAAAACTTGGTTTCGCATTGGTGCATTTCGGCGGAAACCGAGATGAATCCACGCACCTTCGCCACGCTCAGGGTACTCTAAAATAAGCTGGTCGAACTTAATTTCCCCTTCATCGCGCATCTTAAGAATCAATTTGCCGAAAGCCAAAGAAGTCAATCCGACCGCGTCACAATCGGCAGCCAAACCAAAACGATGAGCCGACGTAGGCACACCACCCACCAACTTATTCACGCGCTCATTTCTGAAACAAGAAGTCACAATAATTGCGCGGCCAACGTATTCGCGAACCTTTTCCAACTGCTCAGCCGTGTACTTGATATTCTCAAGCTCAGCTTCAGATGGAGTGTTATCGATACCCGCACGGCGAGCCATTTCGCTCCGTGTCAGTTCCTTCAAGCTAAAATTTTGCGTAATTTGCATTTTTCAATTCTCCAAGAATAAAGGCCGTCTGAAACTCAGACGGCCTTCTTCTTTTAAATAATTAATCTTTATCGACGAATTTCTCCGCCGTTCTTTTAAGCCACTTTTTCATTAGCTCAGGAGCAAGACTTTTGACTGTATCCATGGCATGACCAGTCAATATACCGACAAACGCGCCCGCAATCGCGCATGTCCACACCTGATTCAACATCAGGAAACGCTCTGCCACGGCAGCGGCGGCAACGGCAGAAACCAAAGCCTCAAAGAGACCTGAAACTACCGCATCATGGTCTTTCATACTTGACCATATGCTCCCTACAACACCGCCGGCAATGGCAAAAAGATAACCTGTTTGAAAAAAATCATGCATCATTCCCCCTTTTATTTCGGCCTGATTTTACCTTCCCAAAACAACAATTTGAGCGAGTTATTCCCAGCAAGAAGACACAATATCGCCAAAACTGGCGGAATGACCATGCCCGTATGCGCAGGAGGGTACGCCCCCCAAAAGGCATTTGCAGTTAAAAACCAAATCAAGGCGGCAACCAACAAAACATAACCCGACAAGACGTTACCCCGGAATGTTTGCCAATACATCGCCATCAACTGCAAAATACCAACCCCGCCGAAAACAGACACCAACGTTAATTCGGAGATGTCTTTGAATTTATAATAAATCGGCCAATTATAGATTTCATCCGGCGAGAAAATGAAAACTAAGGCATAACCAATCAGCGAAACACCGCTGGCAAATTCCACCGCCCGGGTGCCGGTACTAAATAACCAATTTTGGAATTTAACCGGCAAAAATCTCCAGTCCAAAACATACTTCAGCCATCGAATAACCGTACTCATTTTTTACTCTCCAA